TCATCTTTCCAAGTCCACAAAGCCCTGACATTCTTTTTGATATTATCTTTTAATATCCATTTAATTGTTTTGTATGTTCTTTTTTCTTCCATAGTTTAATATCCAAATTCTTTGCAGCGTTCATCTTGCTCTGTTAATTATATTTCTTTTAGTTCTTCTTTTATCATAATTCTAATGCCCTTATTAGTGAGTGGGTCTTTACTCTGTTTATTTTAATATTAATTTAATCTTTTGCCAAAATGTCATTTGTCTATAATCCCAATAGAAATTAATCGCTTGTGGTACTCCACTTTGGAAACAATGGATTTTAGTTGCCGCCTCTTCATAATGTTGTAAAGCATCTTTTCTTAAATCTTCTAATGGTGTTTGGTAAGTACGTTCTTTCATAATTCTATTCGCCCATTTTAGTGAGAGGGTCTTTACTCTTTATTTTAAATTTTCTTTATTTCTTTATAAAAGTTGGCTGAATCTTCTAAATCCTTTTTAATTTTTTCTTTTAAATACTTCCCCTCTTTTATGATAACAATAGCAAATAAAATTACTAATAATATTTGAACTGTTATGTATGATTTTATCACTATATCCATAATCTATCGCCTGTATTAGTTGAGAGGACTTTACTCTTTTAATTCTCTTTTAAAATAATACCAATAAGTTTCTGTTATTAGATTAGTTTCTTGTATTTTAATAACTCCTGTCATTTGCCATCCATCATTACCCATCATATTTAATTGTTCTTCAGTTGCATTTGAAGGGTAAAACTTTTCTATTGCGTATTCATATTTCATATCTATTCGCCTATATTAGTGAGAAGGACTTTACTCTTTGTTAATCTTATTCATATCAATTGCTAATCCTTTTGGTATTAATCCGAATACATCAAAGTGGTATTGTAATAATAATTTATAAAAAGCTAATGATATTTCTTCATTAATTATTGCTTGGTAACAATCTTTTTCCGAATTATAAAAACTCCAAGCCAACATATTGCCATCAAACCCTTTTAATTGCTTTGATAAATCAGATAAAGGTCTTAGTATTGGTTCGTATGTAGAGTAATCGCAATAATTATCATCTAAATGACGTCCTACCATAGTTTCTACTTTATAAACCAATTCAGATTTAGGATTATCTTTATTACACCTTTTCCATTGCAAATCATAAGGCAAATAAGGCGCTAAGTATTCTATTTTCATTTTCATAATCTATTCGCCTATATTAGTGAGCAGGGCTTTTCTCTTTGTTATTTAAATTATATATTTCGTTTGCTTTTTCTATTGCTCCAATTCTTGCGTGCGTTCTGGATTCATATTCGTTGAATAATGGAGAATCATCTGATGGTCTTAAAAACAAAGAATTTATTACGCATCCCTTTAGTATATGGAATCCTATTCTAAAACTTTTAACTCCATTTCCCCAATTTGGTATTTCGGTTACATAAATATCCACACTATCAAAGAAGTCTACATACACTCCGTATTGCATTGATGGAGTTATAAAACTATCTATATTATCTATTTCATTTAAAAACTTTAGTCTGTCTGAAAATTTAACCTTCAAAACATTAGCCAAATATCTCCAAAAATCTACTTTACATTTTCCTGTTAAATTCATATCTTTATTTATTTAGTGAGAAGGTTTTTACTCTGTTAGTTTAAATTCTTGATAGTCAGTAATTATAATACCACTATCTGCATTTAAACCTTCATACCAGTCTTTCTTATCAGAGTACCATTGTATAAATTCTTTTAATTCATTAATAAATATTTTCTCTTTAGTTTCTTTATCTAATATTCTCCACGTTACTATAACCAATGGAGTCCAAATATAACCCTTAATATAAATTCGTTTATAGATTCTTCTTAGCCTACCTCCTGACGCTCCGTTGTTCCAATTTTTAAAATTTAATGTAATTGTTTTCATAATTCTATTTCGCCTATAATTAGTGAGAGGGACTTTACTCTGTTAATTTTTTAATTCTATCTGATATTATTTTCTCAATTTCTTTTTCAGCTTCCTTCCTTAATTTCTTCTTCTTCTTTCTTGGGGAATTAGTGTAATTCGTTGGAATTAAACGACCCATTATGTCTATTGGTATTGTTATCTTCATTCTATTTTGTCTTTTAAAGTCGTGAATAAACAAGACAAATTATATGCTTTTACATCTTTTATTGTGATTTTTACCATTGTTATATTTACTTGCATATAGTTAATTGTATTGGGGAGGTAACCACACCCCCCCTTTACTACTCAGGTCTGAAAAATTAAACGCTTTTAGGTCTTACCCTATATTGATTAATTGTTTCCTGAGTATTCTTTATATATTTTTTTTATTCCATCAAAGCATGCAGCTATACAACTTCCGCAATTAGTTCCTGTTGAGTAGTTCGTGTTGTGTAATGTATTGAATATCGTTATCATTTTCTTTTTAGCTAATTGGTCTTTTGCTCTCCCTGTTTTTAAGTCAGGCCACAAAGCAATAATCTCTGCTATTATTTCTTCAGGTATATCTGTTCTAACTTCTACTTCTGTTGTTTTACTCCAATACTTCTGAGGACATTCTTGTGTTGCTATCCTTGCCTTTACTTTCATAAAACATAAGCAGCGTTTACATTGACCTGAAGGCTTGAAGTAATATACGCAAGACTTACAGATAGCTATTCTATCTTCATATATCTCTTTAGGTACAAAAAACTTATTCACTTAGTATATATTTTAATTCTGTTCTCACTTTGTCAATAGTAGTAAACAAACTATTCCTACTAATTCCAGTCTTTTCTGCTAGGCTGTCAAGTGTGTTTCCCTCATAATAATATAATGAGAAAACTTTTGAATCGTACCAAGAAAAGCTTTCTAGAGCATTATCTATCTTTTCAAGGCTAGTCCATTGATAACAACTAGTTATTTCGTTAGGCAGGTTGTAAAGGTGCTTAGAAGGTATAGTTTCCCCTGATTCCATTTCATCATAAGTAACAGCACTGGTTAGGCTGTCAATATGAGTATAATATTTTTTGAACTTATAATAGTAATTACTTCTAGGGCTAGTTAATGCACGTCTTAAAGCTACAGCGCTGTATCTTGTTATTCCTAAAATTCCATCATTATCATAAATTGTCTTTAAAGTAATAGGATTCATTTGTAGTAGGTAAAGCATAAGTTCCTGAACCGATTCATTAACTTCATTCTCATCTGATGTTAATCCGTAAGCCATAGTCCTGAACTTATCTGATAGCTTTGATATTTCTAAATAAATCTCATTCATTAATTGTTTCTATCTTGTCAATTTTATCAACCACGTCCTGCACCATTTCGTCTAATACAAGTCTATAAGCTCTGACTACTGCTGAATTACCTTTTGTTTCTACGCCTGCAAAAAATCCATTTGTAGCCACTGATAAATTAATAGGTATTATCATTAACCAGTCCCAAAAATTTTCTTCCCTTTGCCCTTCTCCATAGTTATTATGATATTCAATTACGATTTGTACGACTTCTAAATAATTATTGTATCTACTTTTTGTGCTGACTTCTTTTGCAAACTCTTGGCACATTGTGATAAATGTTTCTAATATTACTCTGTGGTCATCATTTGCGTAAATTGGTTCTGTCATACGCCAAAGATATTAAAAATGTTACTGAATTCCTTTTTCTTCTTTTAAGTTTTCAACACGCTTTTTATAATAACTTATCTGTTCTTCATATTCAACCCTAGAAATCTTTAAAGTTGTCCTAGCTAATTGCTCTAATTCTTCCGCCCTTCCTTCTCCATACTTTTCATTAAGTCTAAGTGAGAAAAGGTACTGTTCTCCGCTACGAAAAATATTACAAGCAACACATTGAACTTGACAATTTTCTTCATCAAATCTAGTTGCTAGATGTTTCCTAGATTGAAAATGTCCGTTCTGCATACCTCCTGTTTTGTAATGTCCTACTTTTCCGCACGTGAAACATTGACAAAGACCTTCTTCAGATTCTCTAAGCCTTATGAAAAGACTGAACCACTTGTCAAGTTCTTTTTTAAGTTTACTAATTGTTTTTTTCATAGCTTATATAGACTTAATTAGGTCAGCAACTTTTTTCCAATCTTCATCAATGCTAATGTCTTTGTTTTTATATAATTCACGCAAAGAATTTAATGCCTCTTTACTCCTATGTTGTTTAGTCTTATTAGGTTTTTTTATATTTACAGGAAGTCGGTCTGTTAAATCCCATTCAATAACATTTCTTCCTGTAATACTGCAAGATCTTTCGCCTTTTTCATAAATCACTCCTAAATTTCTAAGTTCTGTAAACCGAGAAGAAACTCCAAATACTCCAAATGTAGTTTTTGCATTTCTTATAGCTTCAGAAGATGTGCAAGGCGCTGATAATAATAATGACTCATAAACTTCCAATCTTCTTTTACTTAATAATCCTTCTTGTTTAATTTTATTATAGCAATCTATTGATGTTTGTCTTATTTTCATATTATAAGTGTTCTAAACATATAGGACATAAGTCATTATCTCTAATTTCATCAGTTATTTCTACTCCACAACAAGTGTATTCTGTTTCTTCTTCTTCTGTTTTCATTTCTTTTCTTTTTTAGGTTTTTTAATTGATACCCACTTATTAGGTCTGTGAACTCCAGGCTGTGGAAATCCAAACATCATTTGAAAAGTTCCTGTTTTTTCAGGGCAGTACAGTTCTTCTTTTTTCATTTTAGTAATTTTGTAATAGGTTCTTGATAATAAGGTGTCTTTTCTTTTGGTTGTCCTAATGTTCTAACTTTATAAGTTGCGTCATCAATTACTTTTTTGTGAGCATAAACCCACTTATAAAAAGTTCTGATGTTTAAGAATGGTTCATCTTTCCCAAATCTAACTCCTATATGAAAAGCATCTAGTATTTGATTCCAAGTCATATTGCCAAATCTTTTCTCTTGTATTAAATCTGATGCAAATATCTTACTTAGACTTGCTAGAGTTTGAGCATCTGATCTGTGTCCTATCTCTACAGAGGTCTTACCTAATAAGTCTAGAACTTTTTCAGTAAGTAATTTTAGTTCTTCTTGTTTTAATGGTATCATAATTAATAAGATTTTATAGAATAAAGATTAGGATTGCTATTACCCTTTCCTGTAATTTCAGGTATTTCTTCACCTTTTATTCTTTGCTTTACATAATGTTTAACTTTTTGAACTGCTGATATTCTATGACCTATTCTTATACCCATTTTCATATCATTATTTTTAGCTTCTTTTACTTGTAGCTCTGCTTTCATTACTTCTAATAAATCAATTACCTTATTTAAAAATTCATTTTCTATCATAATAATTCTTTTGCTTTTTGCCATTCATTAATTTGAGCGTCTAACTTACTCATTGTTTTTATATTAGACTTTGGTTTATCCCATTTTTTTTGATTTGCAACCCAAGTTTTTAAACGTAATGAAGTCTTCCATGTATTATTTAATTCAAATTTCATCTTGGTTTTTGACTTATTAGGTTCTGTCCAATAATCAATAAATCCGTTTAAAATACTTTCATCATATTCAAAAGATAAAACTTCAAAAACAAAATCATCACGCCTATTAGATATATTATTATTTATTATTATTTCT